ACGATTTGCACTTATTCCAGTACCGCCTCTATTATTGATAGGAATAGCTACTTCTTCCCCTTTTACATCATCTCTCAGTGCTGTTGTTTTTTCATGTGTGTTTATTTTAAACATCATAAATTGTTGTTCTTTACCATATTCATCCAATGCAGTATTCCCTAACCCAATTGGATATTGGAGAATTCTTTTATTTTCTAATATTTTTACATCTGACTTAGGTAATTGATATGCTACCTGTCTCGGTGCATTTGGTGTATCTGATGAATATGCTGATGGATTATTGGTTGCCATTTTTTATTTTTCTAAAAGTGATTAAATATATTTAATATGGAGAATTTATGGGAACATTATCACAATTTGCAGCACAACTAAGAGACAAAAACGTATCAAAACCATCATTATATTATGTAGAAATAGTTCCACCTCCATTAATGTTGCCACCATATGCAATATCCAATTCTACTGATACAAATTTAATTTCATTATGGTGTGCTGCCGCACAAACTCCGCAATCTACGATTTTGACACGAGATGAGTATTTGGAGGCTGGAACTAGAAGAAAATATGCATACGACCAAGATTATGCAAATTTAACTTTAACTTTTTATCTTGACCAAAAATACGAAATCAAAAAATTTTTTGATTTATGGAAACAATCAATAGTGCCACAACGTAGAAATTTTGAATATCCAGATTCATATACAGCAGAAAAATTAAATCTATATATTATTAATCAAGAAGAAAAAAAGACATATTCATATGAATATTCAAGAATATTTCCTAAATCTATAAATCCAGTAGATTTATCATATGGAAACAGTACATCAATAGCTACATTAACTGTAGATTTTGTTTTTGAAGAAGTATATTTTTCTACATTTAATGAAAGTGAAGTCATGTCTATGACTTCAAAACCAAATGTTAAAATAGATACATCACCACAATCAAGCTTAAATAAAGAAGCATATCAAGAACAAGAATCTGATGATGTAGGTATGTCAGCATAACCAATAAACTTATATAATAAATTATGACAAAACAAATTATTCAACCAACGTATTTAACTAAATTACCATCAAATGGTGCTCAGATAAAATTCAGACCATTTACAGTAAAAGAAGAAAAAGCCCTCTTATTGGCTCTACAGGAGGATGATATAGAAATTGTATGTGAAGCTATCAAAAATACGGTAAAAGCTTGTACGTATGGTGCAGTAGACCCATCAAATACGCCTTACTATGATATCGAATTCATATATTTACAAATACGGTCTAAATCGATTGGGGAAGTTATTGATTTAGTTGGTGGTTGTGAATGTTCTGATAGAAAAACTGAATTTTCAGCAGAGATAGAAGATATAAAAATAGAACCTACACCAACTGGAAACCTAACATCTAAAATTCTCGATACAGAATATACAATAGAATTGAGACATCCATCAATTGATGATTTTGTAATATCGTTGGGTGATGATAAAAACGCAGCAGAAAAGGTTGTCGTAAATTGTATAAAAACCATCTTCACAGATGAAGAAATTATGGATTGGACAACAGAAGAAAAATTGGAATTTGTTGAATCTATGTCACCCAAACAACAAGTGACAATCTCTAAATTTTTGGAGTCGATGCCAGTCGTTAGTATTCCAACAAAATATAAATGTTCTGCTTGTGGTAAAGAACATCAAGGAAAAATATCTGGGTTTGAATCTTTTTTCGTTTGAGCATGTCATCCACGTTAATGGATTACTATAAGTCTATGCATTCCCTTCACTATCATCATAAATATTCAATAACAGAAATAGACAATTTGATGCCGTGGGAACGTGATGTTATGATTTCATTGATAAAATCTTCGATTCAAGAGGAACTTCAACAGACATAATTTGACAGATACGAACATCATGATAAAGTTCGTATCGAGATTAGTGGTACTTATCTCATTTATGCCAAATCCTAGCATCGTACCAAAGCAGGGATGAAGTTTAATGATGAAAAGTTCTTCTCAAAAACCGTAGGGAAATACGCACAGAATAACATCGACAATCCTGTTAATTAAAGCCCCGCAGGAATATGTAGTCATCTACTATATATTGAAACGACTTCCTTTTAAGGTGATATCAATACAGTTTATAACGAGGACAACCCAACCCGTTATAGCGGTCTGTACCACATTGTGGATAAAAACTGAGTCGATAAGATAATTAAGATTGCATCATTAGTACGGTCATAAATTATGAATACGGAAAATGGTAAGAACTAGAGTTCATCAGAATTCTTTTAAACCATAGGAACACATAATACTTCTCTAAGTTTATCACCCTACGGGGCTTTACTATGAGTTAAATATGAACATGAACAAAGTTAAACTAAACACCAAATCAAAGTATAAGAATGGTATGTATACATTGAAGAATCCATCCAAATATGTGGGGGATGTCAACAATGTTATTTATCGGTCTTCATGGGAGAAGAGAATGTGTATGTGGTTAGACACACAAGAAAATGTTGTGTTCTGGAGTTCTGAATTATTAGTCATTCCATATTTTGACACATATGATAAAAAAATGCACAATTATCATACTGATTTTACAGCCAAAATTAGAACAAAAACTGGAGAATTGAAAACATATGTTTTAGAATTGAAACCAGAAAAGGAAATTATAAAACCAACTACAAAAAATAAAAAAAGATTGATGATAGAAATACCCACATACATAAAAAATCAATGTAAATGGAATGCCGCAAAAATATTTTGTGAAGAACGTGGTGCAACGTTCATAGTATTGTCTGAATATGATATTGGAATAAAAACGAGATAATTATGGAAACAAAAGAAAAAACACCAGTAAAATCTAAATCATTGATAAAACCTAAAAAATTACCAGAATTATCTATATTAGATAAAGTTCGTAATGACCCAAAATATAGTACAGTACGTTCTGTTGATTGGTTTAGGAAAAAAATAAGGGAATTGGGTGGGGATTCACCGTCAGCAAAATATGAGTTGCTAAAAACAACAAAAGATATTCAGACGACACGAGTTTTGCCAGGAACAATGTATATATTTAAATATGCACCTAAACACGCAGATACTTTAGATTATTATGATATGTGGCCCTGTACTCTTATGTTTGGGTTGACTGATACTGGAATGATAGGTATTAACTTTCATTATTTACCAATTCAAGTTAGAGCAAAATTATTTGATAAGTTACGAGCCATAACAAATACAAAAAATTCAAAAGAACAGGTATTGAAAATTACATGGAAATTTTTAAGTAACGTATCAAAATTTCCAGAAGTAAGACCTGCAGTTAAACAATATTTATATTCACATATACAATCTAAATTAATAAGAGTACCAGTTGATGATTGGTACACAGCACTTCTATTACCAATAGAATCCTTTGCCAAGAAATCTCAATCATATGTTGCTAGAGATTCTATGTCAAAAATGAGAAAGCGAACAACAAGACGATAATTTGACAGATATAAGAACTGTTTTACACTATCCTTAGTAACGAAAAAGGATATTGTAAAATGGCTGATTATATTAATGGTAGGGAGATGTATGATGAACTTGTGGTATATCATAATTCATATATAAAATCTTTAGAGGATAATACTGAAAAACCAAGAGTTTCAGAGAAATTAGGTGCAGCATTTAAACAAATTGCAACACGTCTTATGAATTCTTTTAGGTTTGTCAATTATACATACAAAGATGAGATGATTAGTGATGCTATATTGAAGTGTTTGAACAAAGTACATACCTTTGACCCAAATGTTTCGGAACAGGCATTCGCATATTTCACACAAATATGTTGGAATGAAGCACTCAAAAGAATAAAAGAAGAGCAACACCAGTCTTCGGTAAAGGCGAAGATGGTAAGGCAGAAATTGTCTTCCGATTTTGTTGAACATGGTGTTGATTTTGATTCGGATGATGGTTCTAATACATTTGTTGAATTTTTAAAAGAAAATGATGCATATGTTGATTATGAAGAATTGAAAAAAATAAAGAGTACAACATTACCGTCTCTTGTGCATAAAAATAAAACCCCATACAAACGAAAAGCAATAATAGAAGTCATACCAGAAGTAGATTTGAGTGATTTTTCTGAGGAAGTTCTATGAAGGTGGTGTTACTAGGTGAT